CGCTAATGCAATAAACTATGCACAGAATACTGCATTGTTTGTTAGTAATACTATTCATTATACCGCTAATGTTAATAACGCGAATGTTACACAGTTAACAAGTAAATCAACTGCTGTATATGCTAATGGTAGAACTGGTCAGATAACAACTAATAATGCAAATATCAATAAAGGTGCAGCAGTATCATTCACTGTATATAATACATATGTAACAAGTTCTAAGGATATTATTATTCTTAATATAGCAAGTGGTGCATCTGTTAATTATGCAATATGTGTAAATTCAGTAACATCTGGAAGTTTCAATGTTGTTATTAATAACTGTGATGGAACTCCATCTGGTTCAAATGCAGCGGATACATTAGTTATCAATTTTGCAATCATCAATGTAACCTAATATTTGAGTAATAAATAAAACTATGACAAGCCAATCATTACTAACATACGGTGCAAAAATATTTAACATACAGCAGGAGTATTATGCACCTGTTGCAACAGTTAATGGAACATTAATATCATCTTTATATTGTGTTCTAGCAAAGGTAGATAATTGGGTTGATGACAACAACCCTCCAGCACCAACTCAAGATCAAAAAACAATTAAAAATTTTTTGAAAAATGTATTTGCAGCAAAACAAATTACAAGTAATGATATTTCACCAGTAATAACCAGAATAAATTGGACTTCTGGTGTTACATATGATTACTATAGAGATGATATTGATATCTTTGAAAAAGATACAAATGGATTTCCAATTTATTCCTTCTATGTAAAAAATAAATACGATCAAGTATTTAAATGTCTTTGGAATGCTGGTGGTGCACCATCAACATATGAACCATACTTTGAACCTGGTAGTTATAATACTAATGGAATTTATCAGAATTTAGATGGGTACAAATGGCATTATATTTTTACTATAGATACTGCATCTAAAGTAAAATTTATGGATACCTCTTGGATTCCAGTTCCAGTTAGTGGAAGTGCACCAAACCCATTAGATTCACCAACTGGTGAAGGTACTGGTGGTCTAGATGTTATTACTGTTCTTGCAGGAGGACAAGGATATGATGAAGCAAATGCTATAGTATCTCTCGTTGTTACTGGTGATGGTAATGGTGCAAATGGTACCGTTGTAATTACAAATGGTGCAGTTACTGACATATTAATAACCAATCCAGGTACAAATTATAATTATGCCAATGCATATATTATGTCTGCAAATGGTTCTGGTGCTATTTTGGGAGCAAATACTGTATCACCAATTGGTGGACATGGATATAATCCAGTTGCAGAATTGGGTTGTGATCATGTTATGATATCAACAGAATTTACTGGTTCTGAAGGTTCAAAATTACCTACAGATATCACATATCACCAAATAGGTTTGTTAATTAACCCAACCACAAATAGTTTATCACCATTACCAGCAAATGGATCTATATATCAAACAAGCACCGATTTAGTTGTTTCTAGTGGATTTGGTTTATTTGTAAATGATGAGATAGTTTATCAAGGAACATCAATAGATACTGCAACATTTATTGGAACAGTATTAACTTTTGATTCATCAACCAATAGACTTTCGTTGATAAATACAACAGGAACATTAACAATAAATGCACCAATGTTCGGAAACATTTCCGGTACAGCAAGAACATTGTTATCATACACCACACCAGATTTCATAACGTTATCTGGTTATCTATCATATATGGAAAACAGGTCTGCTATAACAAGAAGTTCAGACGGAATAGAACAATTTAAAGTAGTTTTGGGATATTAAAAGACCGTTGTATAAATACTCCTATAACAAATAGGAGATTATTATGGCATGTATATACGTTGTATCAAATATAATTAATGGAAAACGTTATATTGGTTTTACTTCCAATGAATTAAAAAAGAGAAAATACCAACACAAGCAAAAGTCGGAAAGTAATTCGCCATTTGCTTTCCATAAAGCGATAAGAAAATATGGTTGGGATAATTTTGAATGGGAAGTAATTTATGAAAGTTGGGACCATGAACACTGTTTAACTGTAATGGAACCACATTTCATTTCAGAATATAATTCATTTGGTGAAAATGGTTATAATATGGACAATGGTGGTAAAAAAGGTATGTTAGGTTTAAAAAGAAAACCACTTACAGAAGAACAAAAAAAGAATATTAGTATTGGAACAAAAAAGAATGCTTTAAAAGGCAAAGACCATCCTATGTACGGAACTAAAGCAAATGAAAATTTTATTATGTCATCAAAAACTTCTATGTTGGGGAAACAACATTCAGATGAAACACGTAAAAGAATGAGTGATTTGAAAAAAGAATATTTGCAAAATAATCCAAGTGGAATGGAAGGAAAATCCCATTCAGATGAAACAAAATATAAAATGAAATTAAAAAGAATGGGTACTTGGGAATTATATTGTAAAGAAAACAAAGAAAAAATAATAATAGAAGATTTAATGAAATACTGTGAACTAAATAATTTACAATATAAAACTGTTTATGCTTGGAAATACCAAAATATAGATGGAATACAGAGGCTAACAAAGGTTTAAAAAAATGACAATAAATTTTAACGTTGATCCATACTACGATGATTTCGATTCAGTAAAAAACTACCATCGTATATTGTTCAAACCGGGTGCTGCTGTACAGGCAAGAGAATTAACACAATCACAGACAATTCTTCAAAATCAGATTACTTCTTTTGCTGATAATATATTCAAGCAAAATTCACCAGTAACTGGTGGACAGGTAACAACCAACTTTAATTGTTATTATATCAAACTACAATCAACATACAACAATGTTGCTATTGATGTATCTCTATTTGATAACCTTCTTGTAACCAATGCAACCGGAACAGTTATAGCAAGAGTTATTGCTACTGTCGCTGCCACTGGATCTGGTAGTGTTGGTGATCCACCTACATTAATAGTATCATATAAATCTGGTATACAATTCACAGACAATGATATCATCTATGATGTGAACTCTAACCTAGCTGTTCAAGCACTTACTGCAAGTTCACAAGGTTTATCATCTGTTGCATCTATTTCTCAAGGTGTATTCTACGTACTTGGTAACTTTGTACAGGTTAATGAATCCACCGTTGTTCTTTCTAAGTATAGTAGTACACCAAGCATTCGTATTGGTCTAACTATCGATGAAACTATTTACGATTATATCAACGACAACTCTTTATTAGATCCAGCATTAGGTGCATCCAACTATCAGGCACCAGGTGCAGATAGATATCTTATTACCTTAACCTTAGATACCAGACCTTTAGCATTTGGTGATGACCAAAACTTCGTAGAACTTGTTAGAGTTGATACTGGTAATGTATTTAAAATGGTTGATGGTTCTGTATATGCAACAATTGATGACTATTTTGCAAAGCGTGATTATGAAACTAATGGTGACTACGTTGTTAATGATTTCAAACTAACACCTAAATTAAACACTGCCGATTCTTCCAATAACACTTATATAATGAGTGTTGGTAAAGGTTTGGCTTATGTGCATGGATATCGTGTAGAAAATCCAGCACCTCTGGATATCATTACTGATCGTGCAAGAACTACTACATCAGTAACTAATGATCCTGTTTATATGGGATATGGAAGTTATTTTTATGTAAAAAATTTAAGTGGTGCTAATGGTTCATTCTTTGATATTACCACAGAACAAGCAATAGACCTCCACTGTGTCTCTACATCCAACGTAAATATTTCTACTGCTAACGCATACAACTCAACATTAGTTGCATCTGGATATGTCCGTGGTTTAGAATATGACCATAGTACGACAGATACTTCAGCAAATACATTCGTGTACAAATTATTTGTTAACGATTTACAAAACAGTGTTCTGACAGGCAACGTAGTATCATCAACATCTACTACTGTGACACTACCAAGCTGGTTCTCTTCTTCTAATGGTGCATATGTTGGTGTTGATCTTTCCATTACTAATGGAACAGATGCTGGTGATTTCAGAACGATTACTGCATGGGATGGTGTTGCAAAAATCGCAACGGTGAATAGTAGTTGGTCAGTGAATCCAGATACAACATCACAAGTCACCTTGAATTTTGATGTTAAGGATATTGAAACCATTTTCAATGTAACAAAGACCTCATATCCTGCAACTATTAATGCAAAGGCATCTATTGATGTTTCTGGTAAATCTAACGGATTGATTACTGGTGATACTATTCTAGAAAATCCAACAGTTCCAGAACTGATATTCCCCCTTGGAACATCATATGTTCAGTCAATATCTTCTGGTTCATACACAACTACTCATGAAATAAGGGGTGTTGGTTTCACCACATCTGGTGGAACACTATCTGCACAGGTAGCATATACTGGTGGTTACTTGGGAATCATCAGACATTTAGGTAATGTAACTGGTTCACCATTAGATGGTACAACAGTTAAAACTAACTATTCTATCATTGTAACCAATAAAGGAACTAACACAAAAATTAATGTTGGTGACCTTATTCCTTGGACAACATCAGCAAATACAAGTCGTTCTGTTGTATTAAGTTCTGATTACTCTACTGCAACATTCTCTACTGCCATAACAGACCTAACAGCATTTACTGCAACCATCGTGGCCAAAGTATATGTTGAAAATGCTATTGATACAAGTCAGAACGTTATTCTGAAGTATAAGAGTTTGGTTGTAGCAAACACAAGTACTGTAGTTACTACAGGAACACAAGTTAATACAAACACTTATGTTGATGATTCTACAAACTCATCAGGTCAAGTTTACATTAATAATGCTGGTCTGGTATCTCCAGGAAGCAAACAGACATTGTATCTATCTGATGTATACAGTATACAGAAAATCATTGATACCAAAGCATCTGGAACGCTTCCTACAGTAGCAATGTTATCAAGTCCAACGTATGATGTTACCAATAACTACATTTTTGATAATGGTCAAAGAGATAACTACTATGACCACGCATCATTAACATTACAACCTGGTGCACCACAGGCATCTGGTAATCTGTTGGTATTAGTTAACTACTTTAAACATAGTGGTGGTGATGGTTATTTCTCTGTTGCATCATACCCAACAACAGTTAATGGTATTGATTTTTACAGACAGTTACCAACATATCAGAGTACTCATGGAACATACTACAATCTAAGAGATTGTTTTGACTTCAGACCAGCACGTTTAAATGCTCAATCTGCATTAACATTCCGTTATTCAAATAACAATTCTTCAACTTATGGCATTTTCATACCACAAGATGGTTCTTTATTCACATGTAACTATGCATATTACCTTGGACGCAGAGATAAACTTGTATTAACAAAGGACAGAAGTTTGCAAATTATTGAGGGGGCACCATCTTTAAATCCAAACTTCCCAACAGAACCAGATGGTTCATTGGTATTAGCAAACTTAACGTTAAATCCATACACTGGTTATCTTCCAACTGAAGTACAAAACAAAGTTGCAGATCTTTCTATAGAAAAGGTTCAACATAGAAGATACACAATGCAAGATATTGCTTCATTGGATTCTAGAATAAATCAGGTTGAATATTACACCTCACTTAGTGCTTTGGAACAAAGTGCAACTGGTATGCAAATCACTGATGCATATGGATTAAACAGATTCAAAAATGGTATATTAACAGATGATTTCTCCAGCTATTCTACTGCTGATACGGTGAATGTTGATTATACAGCAGCTATCAACAAAAGAACCCGTCAGATGTCATCCGCACAAACTGTTGAAAACTTCCCACTTAAAAATCTGGCACTGGCATACAATATTTCTAAACCATCACCAAGTCTATTATCGTCATTGAACTATAAGATTTCTAGTGATGGTGCAGTTAATTACTTTAGTTTACCATATACCACTGCAAATGTTATTTCACAACCTATTGCAAGTCGTGTAACAAACATTAACCCATTCTCAGTATCTTCTTCTGAAGGAATTGTAGCATTGTCACCTAACGTTGACAACTGGGTAGATTCACAACAAGCACCTTCATTATTAATAACAGACCCAAGTTTACAAGTATTCCAGTCATCCAGTACCAATAATATATTAAGTGTTGGTGATTGGCAAACTGTATCCGGGACAACAGTTCTATCTGGTTCTTCTGCTACTACTTCAGCATCTACAGTCAATAGAATCAATCATGGTACATTCAATGGACCATTTGGTGGAACAGTTGGTACTTCAACAACAACTGTAACTACTAATGTAACTGATACTTATACTACAACTTTACAACAGCAACAAAATAATATTATTGGTCCATATAGTAGTATCGGTAATACATATTCACAAAATAATGGATATATTACTGATATCAGTATTCTACCTTGGATGCGTTCACAAGAAATTATTATCCGTAGTTCTGGGTTATTATTCAACTCAACACTATACAATTTCTTTGATAATATAAGTGTTGATAATTATATCCGTAAACCAAACATTATTGAATTAACTGGTGTATCTGGAACATTCAATCAAGGTGATATTGTAGGATATGTACTAAGTGGTTCATTTGAACCAACAGCGTTTGTTTTAGACGTATATTATTATTCCGACACATCTAAAGTTAGATTATATGTTGTTTCTGATGGAAATACTATAACATATAATAATGGAACAACATTAACTAATGCAACATTTAACGATGATGGAAGTTATTCTTCTATCGGTACTGCAACAGTTGCAAGTACATCACATGTTGGTGGTATAATAAAGAGTGCAAACACAACAACAAGTGCTATAACGCTGTCACCATTGGCATCTTCTACTGCAAATATCTACAATGGCAATACAGTTTATATTACATCTGGAAGTGGAATTGGACAATCTGCAACTATTATTTCATACAATGGAACAACAAATGTTGCTAACCTTTCTTCAGCATTAACTACTGCAACAGGTGATATTTACTCAATAGGAACGTTCTCTAGTAACGAATCTGGTAACTATTCTGGTGTATTCTGCTTACCACCTAATACATTCCACAATGGTCAAAGAATATTCCGTGTAGATAATAGAATCAATAATGATTTAAATACAGTAACAACTTTTGCTGAAGGTACTTTCTATTCTGAGGGGTTACAAACCACTTCACAACAGTTAGACTTCGGTGCATCCCCTGCTGGTGCTAAAGGTACATTTGTACAGACAAATAAACAATCTGTATCATATACTACTACA